ACCAGCACCGCAGGTTACGACTTCCTGGCCACCCCGGAAGCGATCATGGACGAACGTCAAGTTGCCAGCATGACAGGTCGCTCGTTCTTCCTGAACCCGCGCGACCATCAGGCAATCGCATCCGATCTGGCGAATCGCGGCACCCTGTCCGGTCGCCCGGAAGGCGCGTACGCCCGCAGCATGGTCGGTCGTGACGTTGCAGGCTTCGACGTTTACCGCTCGTCCTACCTGCCGACCCTTGCGGGCGGCGCGACTCCGGCAGGCGCTGTTGTCGGCACCACTGTATCGCTGAAGCCGGAAGGCCTGACCACTGTCGGCGGCGTGAACGTGAACGTGGATTACCGCGTTGGCGAGATCGAGCTGGCATTAGGCGACGGCGCTGATTTCAGCGTTGGCGACCGCATCAGCTTTACCGGCATCAAGGCGCTGGGCCTGCTGGACAAGACCAACACCGGGCAGGACATGACCTTCGCCATCGTCGGCATCGACAATGACACCATCAGCGTCTATCCGAAGCCCATCGCGCTGACCGATGCGGCCCTGACCGACGCCGAGAAGGCCTATGCCAACATCGCCACCCAGATTACCGCTGGCACTGCTGTCGTGCGTCTGAACACCGACACTCTGGCGCAGACCAACGTGTTCTGGGCCAACGACTCGGTAGAGATCATCGGAGGCTCTGCCCCGCTGTCCTATCTGGGCCAGTTGGACGGCATGGAAGTCATGGAATCGACCCTGACCAGCGGCACCAAGCTGTACATGGCCTACCAAGGCAGCATCGACGACTTCAGTCTGAAGTGTCGTCTGTTTACTTGGTACGGCCTGTGCAACAAGCGGCCTGATGCAAACGGCATTGCCATCTTGGCATAACCGGGAGCACCAGAGAGAGGCGGGCCATGTTGCCCGCCTTTTTTTATGCTATGCTAAATCCGTGCCAAAACGAGGTATAAGCAATGCGGAAACTGTACAAGCCCGGCAACATGATCGAAGTCTGGGGCGTCAAGTGCGATTGGAAAGACGTGCCTGAGGACGAAGTGAGCGCGCATCTTGCCGACGGCTGGAGCGTGTCGCCCCTGGATATGGAAGACAAGCCAGCCCCGGCCCGTCGCGGTCGCAAGCCAAAGGCAAAAGACGATGGCGACACTCAAGAGTGACCTGATCCGGCAGGCCTTGGCGAAGCTGGCAGTTACAGGCTACGACTACGACATTGACCCGGAAGAAGTGCGGACAGCTCTGATTGAGCTTGAAAGCATGATGACCGAATGGGACGGGCAAGGTATTCGCGTCGGTTATCAGCTTGGCATCACCCCGGAGGAGGCTAATTCATCCGAGGTTGCCGGGTCATATGACTGGGCGCGTAACGCCATCGTCTGCAATCTTGCGGTCAGGCTGGCTCCGAACTACGGAAAGCAAGTGCCGCCAGAGCTGGCGCTGAATGCATCGCAGGCGCTTGGCCGCATCCTTACTGCAAACCCCGTACTGCCAGAGGTTCCGTATTCAAATCGCACGCCGCGCGGATCTGGGAACACCTTGCGCGGTCGGCCGATTTCACGATTCTACCGCACCGCAGAACAGATCACTGTTGAAAATGGCGGCGACCTTGAGGGGATTGATGCATGACCCAAGTCAGCATCGTTGCTGGTATCTACAAAAGCGGCGCTGATTACCGAGAGTCGTACCCGGTAAACTACTACGCAGCAGTGATGAGCACCGGAATCAGCAAGGCATACTTGCGCCCGACTCCTGGCTTGGTCCAATTCGCCGAAGCGCCGGGCCGCGACCGTGGCGGGCTGGAGTTTCAAGGCGAACTGTATCGCGTTTCCGGCTCTCGGCTTATCAAGGTGTCACCGAATGCGGTCGTCGAGGATCTCGGGTATATCCCCGGCAGCGGAAGGGTATCTATTGCGCGCGGGTTTGATCGGTTTTGCATCGTCACCGCAGGGCGCGGATTCTATTACGACCCGCTTGGCGGCTTGCAGGCCATTACCGATCCCAACTTCGCCACCGCAACAGACGTGGTATTCGTGGACGGCTATTTCGTGTTCACCGACGGGGACTTTATCTTCCCGGCAGAGCTGAGCGACCCGTTCACGTTTGACCCGCTCAAGTTCGGGTCTGCTGAGATTGATAGCGACCCTATTCAGTCTCTTGAGATCGTCCGCAACGAACTGCACGCGGTCGGTTCCACGACCGTCGAGATTTACCAAAACGTTGGCGGCTCTGGCTTCCCTTTCCAGCGCGTCAAGGGCGCAGTGATCACAAAAGGAAGTGTTGGCCGATATGCATCGCGAGAAGTGGAAGACGGGCTGTTCTTCGTTGGCGCAGGGCGAGACGAAGCGCCGAGCGTTTACGTAGGTGGCGGCGGAAGCGCGCAACGTGTCGCCACGGACGAGATAGACAAGATCCTACAGGGATATGCGCCGCAGCAGCTAGCAACTATCACAGTGGACACCTACAGCAGCGAAGGGTGCTATTTCGTGCTGATCAACCTGCCGGACAAGACGCTGTGCCTGGACGTGTGGGGCACTGCAAAAGCAAGCGCACCGCTTTGGCATGTGCGCACCGCCGCAGGCGATGACCCGGCCCCGTGGCGCTGCTCTGATCCAGTCCGAGTTTATGGCAAATGGATCGGAGGTGATCCGACCACCGGCAGGCTGTGCGAGCTTCGGCAAGATGTCGCAACGGAGTATGGCGAAGTCGTCTTCCGCGAGTTCAGCACGCCGATGAGCTTTATCGACGGAAACGGCATGATCGTTCACAAGCTGGAGATATTCGGCATTCCGGCAACGACGCAAATCGACGTATCCCCGCGCATCTCGATGGCGAGCAGCCGCAACGGCGTAACCTACCGGCAAGAGCGGTGGGCGTCTATCGGGCGTCGAGGGCAGCACGACTATACGCCAATCTGGCGCAAGGTTGGCAGGGCTGATAAGCATATGTCGCTGCGGTTCAGGGTGGTAAACGACTCCCTATTCTCCCCGGCACGGCTTGAAGCGGACGTGGAGCAGACCAATGCCTGATACAGCCAAGATCACGCGCGACTCGCTTAGCGCACTAACGCGAGACGAGCGCCTGATTCGCTACCTTGAGGGGCTGGCGCAAGAGATAGATGACCGAGCCATTCAGTACGGAGAAGGACCTCCAAGCAATCTTCGTGCCAACTTGTCTCGCACTTACTACGATATCTTGGACGGTGACGTATGGATCAACACAAGCCTGATCGACAGAGACACGAACGGATGGATCAACAAAGGATAGACCGGGTTGAGCCGTGCAATAATCCTGATGTGATCCGCGCGCTGTATGACGACCCGTTTGTCCAAGACAGGTACGGCCAGAGCAACTACTACGGGTTTCATCCCGACCCTGACCGCTTTTATTTGGTCGGATACAAGGACGGCAAGCCTGTCGCTTGTACGCTTTGCATCATCAAGACTTGGTTTGATATCGAGGTGCATTTGTGCGTGCCCGAAACAAATAAGACACTTGGCCCGATATTTGCTAAGATGACATTGGATTGGCTGTTTGCGAACGCGCCGGTAACGCGGATAAGCACCTCGGTTGTTGGCGTTTTCCCGCAGGTGCGTAACTTCGTCAAGCGGCTTGGATTTACAGAAGAAGGAACAGCGCGCGGCGCTGCATATCGAGACTCTGCACCAGTTGACCTGTGGTGCTTTAGTTTACTGAGAGGTGAGCCATATGGGCGGCGGTAAAGGTGGAGACGACTCGGCAAAGAAAGCTGCGCAAGCCCAGATTCAAGGGCTTCAAATGCAAATCGCACAGGCCGACAAGGCTGCAGCACAGGCCGAGACTGCATATCAGCCGTATACGGAAGCAGGCCTAACGGCGCTTGATCAATATCGCGCACTGATCGGCTTGGGCGGACAGGAACAGCAGCAAGCGGCTATCGGTCAGCTTGCCCAGTCACCTTTCTATCAAGCGCAGTTGCGGCAGGCTGAAAACTCGCTTTTGCAGAACGCATCCGCTACCGGCGGACTGCGAACTGGCAACACTCAAACAGCGCTGTCTGCAATCGCTCCTGAGCTTCTGAATCAGCAATACCTGCAAC